AGGTTAATTTCGACTTGCCGCAAGAATGGAATATCGGCTTGATTGTGGGACCAAGCGGGAGCGGTAAGACAACCGTAGCGCGTGAATTGTTCGGTGATTACATTGTCAAAGATTGGCAATGGTCGCAAAACAAAAGTATCCTTGATGATTTTCCGAAGGATATGAGCATCAAAGAGATTACAGATTTATTGTCATCTGTTGGGTTTTCTTCGCCGCCGTCCTGGGTGCGCCCGTTCCATGTACTGAGTAACGGCGAACAGTTCCGCGTTAATATGGCGCGAACATTGGCAGAGAGTAAGGAATTGTCAGTGGTAGATGAGTTTACAAGTGTTATAGACAGGACGGTTGCACAGATAGGAAGCGCGGCAATAGCCAAGACCGTGAGGCGAAGAAAGCAGAAGTTTATTGCAGTGTCCTGTCATTATGACATTATGGAGTGGCTACAACCTGATTGGATATACCAGCCCGCGACCAATGAGTTTGCGAGCGGGAGGTATCTTCAGCGACCTCAAATCATTCTCGAAGTCAAGCGCGTTCATTCGTCCGCTTGGCAATTATTCAGGAAGCATCATTATTTAGATACAAAATTGAACACATCATCTGTTTGTTTCTGTGCCTTTTGGAACGATATACCCGTAGCGTTTACGGCTGTTTTGCATTTCCCGCATCCGACGCGCAAGAACACAAAGCGCGAACATCGGACGGTTTGTCTACCCGATTATCAAGGCGTAGGGATTGGGAACGCAATGAGCGCATATATCGGCGCATTGTGTAAGGGGTTGGGATGGTCTTTTATCTCGCAGACTTCCCACCCGGCAATGATACGAGCACGGGCTAAATCTGGAAAATGGCGCATGATAGCAAAACCAAACATAAGCACACAGACAATGGGAAACGACTTCCCCTGTGAAGTCGTTTCCCAAAAAACAAAAGGCTTCGCCATAAGATTTAGAGCTACCTTTGAATACATCGGCTCTGCTTTGTCAAAAGACGAAGCACAGAAAGTCTGGAATCTAGAGTAATTCTGAGAATAACGCGAATGGCAAAGCATCCGACCAAGATACGCAAGGCGCAACTACTCAAGGCAATCGCAGGCAGCGGCGGCATTGTCTCGACTATCGCGGCGCGGCTGGATGTCTCATGGTCTACGGCTAAGGATGCTATTCCTGTATACCCCGAAGCACAGGCCGCCTATGATGCGGAGTGCGAGTTACCGCTTGACATGGCAGAAAGCGTGCTGGTCAAGAATATCGCCTATGCCGTAAAGGAACAGGAGCAGACGCAGAAGCCGGTTGATGCTGGCGACGCCAAGTGGCTACTGTCCAAGCGCGGCAAAAAGCGCGGGTATGGGGATAGTGTTGAAATCGGCGGGCCGCTTGGCGAGCCGCTGACAATTACTGTCACAGTCAAAGGTATTGATGAATAACGTCACGTGTTATAATAGAACAAATAATCTAAGCGCTGCTCCCGCGATGTTGAAGCATCCGGGAGCGCGACCACTGCACAACGGAGGTGCAATGATGTCAACTATTATAAGTGGGATTTATGCCATTGTAAACACACGCAATAGACACAGGTATATCGGATCCGCTGTTGATATTTCTGGGAGATGGCGACAACATACCTATAAACTCAGAAAAGGCACACATCCAAGTAAACATCTACAAAACGCATGGAATAAATACGGGGCGGCAAGTTTTGATTTCGTGATTCTAGAGACTGTCAAAGATAAGAACAGTCTTATACCTATTGAGCAGGGGTATCTAGATCGTGACTTTCCAGAATACAACACAAACAGGAGAGCCGGGAGTATGTTTGGTTTTAGGTTTAGCGAGGAAGCCAAAAAACTAATGTCTCTCATTCATTCTGGATTTAAGCATACAGAAGAATCCAAAAAGAAGATGTCTGAAATATGGGCAGGCAGGCCGCGTGGAAAATACACAGAGGAGAGAGCTGCTAAAATTTCAGCGGCGCACAAGGGAAAGAAGATAAACGACAACCAGAAACGCGGATTAGCAATCGGGCAGTATAACCCCAAGAGTGCCGAAACCCGCAAGAAAATCAGCGACGCACAAAAAGGATACAAGCCGAAAAAGGAGACCATAGAGAAACTTAAGCAGGCTTGGATAAGGCGCAAGGCTGGGAAAAATGGAACATAAAGTAGAGATAGACCCCGCCGTGTTTAATGATGCCTATATTCCGTGCTTAAATGAAATGGCGCGAATACAAATTTACTATGGCGGCGCATCGTCTGGTAAGTCTGTGTTTTTAGCACAGCGCGACGTGAGAGACGTTATGAAAGGCGGTCGTAACTTCCTAGTTTGTAGGCAGGTAGCGCGTACGCTTCGCGGTTCTGTTGTGCAAGAGATAACAAAGATTATTAGGGACTGGGGCTTGTCTGATTTATTCTCTATAAATAAAACAGATGGGACGGTTACTTGTGTAAATGGATACCAGATAATATTTGCAGGTTTAGACGATGTTGAGAAACTAAAAAGTTTGACCCCTGCTAAAGGAGTATTCACTGATGTTCGTGTTGAAGAGGCAACGGAAATAGAACGTTCGTCAATCATAAAACAACTTTTGAAGCGTCAGCGCGGGGGAAGCGAGAAAACACCTAAGAGGCTGATGCTGTCATTTAATCCAATTCTACAATCACATTTTATCTATGCGGATTACTTCTCAATGATTGGATGGACTAACGACCAGAAAGAATATAAGTCGCCCGATTTATACATTCTAAAAACTACATACCGAGACAATAGGTTTCTTACCAGGGAAGATGTTAGGGGCTTGGAAAACGAGAAGGATAAGTATTACTTTGACGTATATTCAGAAGGCAACTGGGGCATTCTCGGCCATGTCATCTTCACCAATTGGCGCGTTGAGGACTTATCCGGGATGCAGGCACAATTCACCAACCACCGCAACGGGCTGGACTTTGGCTTCTCAGCCGACCCTGCGGCGCTATGGGTATCGCACTACGACGCGAAGCACAAACGCATTTATGTATTCGATGAATTGTATGAGCGCGGCCTGACAAATGACCTGCTGGCCGTGGAAGTAAAGAACAGGATCGGTGGCGACTACGTGGTTTGTGATAGCGCCGAACCGAAGTCAATCGCCGAATTACAGCAGTACGGCGTTTCGGCACTTGCGGCGGTCAAGGGCAAGGATAGCGTGCTATTCGGTATCCAGTGGTTACAGCAGCAGGAGATCATCATTGATGCGAAATGCGTCAACGCAAAGAATGAGATTTCTACTTTTCACTGGCAGGAAGATGCTAACGGCAACGCCATACGCAAGCCGGTCGAGAAGAACGACCATCTAATTGCCGCGGGCAGGTACGCACACGAGGGCGACATGATTGAAACATGGCTGGTTAGCTAAAGAGGACAAATGACGAATTCACCATTCATTTTTGCAAGTCCAAACCCCTATAAATCTGGCTTTGACTTTGCCCCCTGGGGAGGTATTGAAGGTTTCCTTGAGGCGTCCAAGACCGGGCAGACGGGTAACGTCACGTCGCTCAAGAAATTCGTACCTGATCTTGCACACGCGGTGGACATGACCGCCGTCGCGATCTCGTCCCTGCCATTCGACATACTCGACAAGAACGACGATGTTTTCGACACGTCGGCAAACTGGAAGAACAACCTGGGCGGGCTGCCGAACCCACAGAAACTTATCTACCTGATCGCCTCATCCCTGTGCGGCGGCGCGGCGTATCTCATTCCCTGGCGCACCACCAAAATGATCGTTAACTTGCAATACTGTGCGCCGGGCACAATCCAGCCGTATATCGACATAAACGGCCTGCAGTGGTTCGACCGTACGGCGCAACGGGGCAAGACGGAGAAGATATATCCGAATAAGATCATATACTTCTGGCTGCCAGATAGCGACGTGGAGATTGGTCCCGCCGAGAACCACCCGCTTGGCAATGCGACGCTGGACGCGCAGGTCATTTGGAACATGAAGAATACCATGCGGATGTATGGCGAGCGCGGCTTCGTTCCGATCACGCTGCTCGGTGCTAAGGGAATGGTAAACCAGGGGGAGCGGGAAAAGGCGGAGGGTTTCTTTGACCGCTTATTGCGCGGCGGCTTCAACGTTCTGGCAAAGATCGTCAACTCGGACGCGCTATCTCTTATCCGCGTCGGGGCCGGGATGGATGAACTCAAGCAATCGTATATCGAACTGCGGCGGGACGCAAAGGAATCTGTCTCGGATAGTTTCGGCATCCCGACCGCCCTGTTCATGTCCGACAACGCCTTCGCCAGCGAATTCGACGCGCTGCGTAAGCAATGGTACACCGCATCCCGCTTTGTCGGCATCAAGCAGACAATCGAGGAAACATTCACCGACCAGTTATTCAAGCCCTACGGCTACAGGATGCGCTTCAACTTGGAGGCGTTGGAGATATTCCAGGAAGATGAAGTAAAGCGTAACGAGTCGCTCGTTTCGTTTGTTACCGCCGTAACGACTGACCCGGAAGTGGCTGATTTGGGCATGAGCTTCATGGGCTACGATCTCGATAAGGTGCAGCAGGGAAAGATGGATAGGATCATTGCCCGGAAAGAGGAAGCGCGGCTTGCAGTGGTGGAGCAGATGAAGCCGCCGGTCGCGGAGCAGAGCAAGCCAGTTGAGACAGAGTTGGAAGATATGAAGGCTTTCAAAGCGGGTGAATACTCGGCAATGATCGCGTTACGTATCCCTGACTTAATCAAGGCAGAGATACAAAGTAAGTACACTTTCGCGGATGAGGAATTACTAAAGGATTTGCACATCACGCTTGTTTACCTGGGCGATAACAGAACGATAGACAAACTAGATGTTATTCGCGCCGTGTCAGATTTGGGAATGTTCCAAAGCCCGATCAAGGGCAGACTGCAAGGACTGGCGCGCTTTGTTAGCGACGGCGAGAACGACCCGGTTGTTATGACGTTCGATAGCCCGCAGGCGCCGAAGCTGTATAACATGCTTTGCGGCTTGCTGGATAACTATCATGTGCCATATCATAAAG